CACTTACATAAAATCATCAAATTCATTAAATGCCTACCATGCACGTCCTGCACTGGTCATAGGCTCTATTTCCGCAATCACACAAAAGGGAAACATATATACATTCTCACACATCACACTAAAGGAAAAGCAAAAACAACAAGGATTTATCCGGTAAATATCGTGGGAAATCCCATGAACCAAACAAATGCGCCATCATCTCCTGTACCTTGATTGAGGAGAGTTTTAATCCAGTGTGTTTCGACCGCTGCGGGTTTAAACACACCAACATTATACTGGCATACGTCCTTATACAAAGTATACCTATGACGAGTTGGAAAAAAGTCAAAAGGCAACAATGAAGGAGCGGTGTAGTCCAGACATGGACCAATAGCGCGATTACCAGCTGTATACGCATAACTGGTAGAGCACTCATAGGGGGCATCAATATTCGTGATCATCACAATTCCAGATGGAAAAGTAACAGTTGAATCAGCATAATGAGCCGCCCACATATGGGGTTTTAGCACACTCCCGGAAAGAGGTGCCTGTCCGTCATAACTGTGAAAATTGAAACGAACTGATCCGCGATACCCAAGATATGCAGCAGCAAAATACGAAAAGAGTGTGTTCGTATAATCGCCGTCATCATAATCGACGGAGGTGACAACAAGAGGAGCATTGATAGTACGCATACCAATGAATGTTGTCGTTGAGGCATTTGTAATGCCCACGGTTTGGTTGAGAGAGGGTGAACATTTGGATGTGATATCTTTCACGCTTTTATAACTCTCACCCATCGTACGACTGTGCCAAGCAGAAAAGTCTGTCTTAGGCCCGAACGAGATTTGACTTGCTGGAGAAAATTCAGCATTACTTACAAAGTCAGCGGAGAGCAATGTAACATCTGGAATCTCTTCCATTTCGGTAGCTTCGAGAGAATGACTGTATTGTATCGGAGCTTGTTCCTCATAAAACTCTTCTTCTTCTTCTCCAAGCATGAGAAGAGGGGCAGGGGGAGTCTCTGTATATGCATGATACTTGATAGTAGAAATCCGCTTGGGAAGCGGAGCAGCTAGAGCAAGATTATTCGAAAACATGTACAGGTTCACACGCAAACTATCAGTGGATCCGTTCGAAGTGAGGGGATTCACTATATACACGTGGAACTCACCATTACACATTGAGTTCGGAAAAGTACCTACAACCGACGTGGCACTAATGGGGCCAACATTACCCCAAGGATACGGCTTCTTCCACGGAATGGTAATATCCGTAGTGACGTTACCAGAAATACTAATTGTTGTATTCTGTAAGGTCTGGACCGCTTCGTCTAAATTAGGTGCACTACCTCTAATCGGATCCCACGCAACAAGAATCGTACAACGATGAAAGACCGTTGCTATGATTTCAAATCTAATTGTGATGTCACCACTCCAAAATTGAAATGGATATGTGACACCAGCAATCGGGGTAGGATCTAAATAAGTAGCACCCAAACCATTCGCCTGCACCAGCGTCGGTGTAACTGGTAACGTTGCAATTACGGCACCGACCGGATCTGCAGGCGCGATATTGAAGGTTCTGAATAACCCTGGGATGGCAACAAGCTTGGACAACTCCATCTCCTCAATCTTACCGCCACCGACGGCCGGATTAAGAGCGAGACTTTGCGTCTGAGACGCTCCCAAAACTATGGCAGTAGAGCGTCCGTCATACTGCGAATAATTGTCGACCACTCTCGTTAACGGTACCAGGGTGACATCTACGATTGGAGGTTTCGCAAAACCCATCCATTGTAGAAAATCTCCCAAAGGTCCGGAAACAGCAGAAAACAACGAAATAGCCGGAGAAAACTCCGGTACAACTGCTGCTGCGAGGGGGCCCATCTTACCTGCGGTTCTAACAAGCGTACTAAGCATCCCTCCTTCTTTCTTCTCTCCATCAAAAGCAGAAGAAAGCAAGGTGAGACCTTCAAGTACAGGATCTTGCAAGCTCATGTAAATACAAATACCGACGGTCGGAACTGTGGCAGTTCCAGAAATGAGAGTATTGAAATTATGAATCGTGAGCCTATAAGAACCGTAATTGGTGTCCTTCATCGACCAAAAACCAGTTGGCGTACAAATTGGAAGATCCAACTCATAAGTGGCTGTCTTTGAAGGGTCAATCACAATATGCGGCAAAATCTTAGCATTAACTTTACTCGAACCGAGCAAATCATGCGTCGAAGTGGCATATCCTGTTAGATAAACAGATGGTTCAGCTGTCAACACAATTTGCCCACCGGCAAACGGTTGACCTTGGATCACCGCCTTAAGCTTAAGAGTAGCATGAGCATACGAAAAATTGGATAGCTTCGGACCAAGCTGGTTCGAATTTGCTAACGCCAAATAATCTTTGAAAAGGTCTGTGGATACAGTAGTCGTTACCGACGCTGCAGTCCACGTAAAGTGAGAGAGCTTCAGGGGGTGATTGACGAAATTCCTGAAATCTGAATTCGTCGAATTTCCGGGCGTCGGCCGGAAATGTGTGTCAATTTGTTGAAAAGAGTCTGATTCAACAACTTGAGCATTGTCTCCTATTTTAACAGCGGAAGTCACTGTTTCATTTGTATTAAAGTCGGCGGGTGTGAATAATACCAGCAACCTACACCTAGAAAGTTGCTTACTTGTTCTCTTATTAATTTTACCGAATCCATGGTAGTGCTTGGCTCTCAAAAGAGAACAAAAATCTAGCACAAAAACACTCTGCATATTATTCGGGGTTCTTTCGCTTCCCAGCGTAGTTTTGGGTCTTCGGACCTGATTTCCTCATAGAGCGAAAGTCCTAAATACTCCCTCAAGATACTCCTGTCTCAAGGCCTCATGTTCCAAGTACTGGAAGTGAACATCATGCTTAGTTTCTAGCCCCTTCAAAAGGAGCTGGAAGTTAGCAAACTCATTCTTCCCATGCAAGAACATCTCACGTTGTGCGCCCTGTGCAACCTCTGCCAACCTTTGCAGAGGTGCCACGCCGGCCTGGCGCTTCTCAAACATCATCCCTTTATATATCGAATCTGTCTCAAGGGGAGCAACGTACCCTTGTAGATCCTTAGAAAACTTGAACTTACGTTTCACAAACGTTAGCTCAGAGAAAGGTATTTGAGATCTAATTTTGCCACTCTTGTCCGCAGCAGTCGCCTTGTACCCTAACTCTTCCATAATAGGCACTATAGCCAACAAATGGAATTGTCCAATACGCCCATCCGAAACACTTGACACATTGTCATCTCCGACCGTTCCTAATTTTACGTGTCGGAGAAAATCCTGCAAGTTCCCGGTAATGCGCAAGTAAGCAACTCTGAACAAACTTGAATTCGCTACGCTATTGAAAATCAGCGTCATAATGAATCCGCTTGGCATTCCTTTGTGCTTCAAAAAGACATCCTGCTTATACTTGACGATCTGCGTATCAAACGAACGAATCATCACATATATGCACGTAGCAGGTTCTTTCTCATACCCTAAACGCAAGCTCAGCAAGTAAAAGATGATGCCAACCATGTAGAAAATTTTCTTCGAGTGAGAAGTATCAAACGAACTGAAATCCACATCAAAGAAATTGGACATCTCTCTCAATCTATTGGCCAAACTATTCCATTGCGAGGATCCAGCATTCATACCACCGTACGATTCAGAAAGCTCAGGGTGCTGCAAAAGATAAGTAAGCAGAGGCATGACTAACATTCGAAAATATATATTCCATGCAAAGCACAGAACACAAAATAATCGAATTTTCGCCAACTCCAACTTGTCCAAGGTCCGAATCTCATCCTTAAACACCATCTCAACCGGGGGGACCACCGTCTTCTGATCAATCATCTGCTTGTGCAACCAATTCACCTTTTCAACAACTTCTTGGCTGAAAACATACAATTGCTTTTCATCCGAAAAATCAAACAAATCGTACTTGGTCTTGTAGCCGCAACGCTTCAGATAATACCCGCATGACGTCTTAAAATCAATCCTATCGATACCTAGCGCCGAATTGCCAAAAATAGCTTCTTCGAACGTGGTAGGGGATAAAGAAAACTTTCCCTTAACTACGTCGGCAGGGGCAGCCGTGTCGACATAATGCTTCGCTACAGCCCAAATTTCACTCTCAGTAAGATTACACGTCAAATTGACATTCTTAAAAGTATTAGTGAAAGAGGAGTGATACTCACCATCGACAACAACACTTGTCTTATTGGGAACACCATACGGAGCTTTAAGTAGAGGAGCCATATCGTCATAAAGAATCGTCTTCCGAAAATCTGAGACAAATTTCTGAGATGGCCCGGGCATTGTTCCTACTGCTTGAAGATAGGGCGACGGAACATTCCTTAACTCAGACTTAACAGATAATTCCTCAGTAACGCCAAATTCATCGAGCAACACCGTATTCTCGATGAAAGGAAGTGGATCAGCCGTCATCATTCTGTCAAACCATTCCTGTGAAAGGAGAGAGCAGCCAACTATCGATGAGGATATCAACGATCCTTCTTTACCAAAAGCTACAGCTCCGACGATGAACCAACCACCGTCTACCTTTCCTAAGACTGGAGTACTACACATGCCTTCTACCATCTCTTCTTTCCAATAGAGACCGTGATACTTCTTCTTATCATAAGAAGCAAAAATCACCGGATGCGCATTTGCTCTCACTCCCGGAAAGTATTGAGTCTCAATACGTTCAATCTCTAACATGGCATTGACTTGGCGTTTCGGAAACCATTTAAACAAACTCTTCGGGACAATGCTAAAGAAGTGGCGGAACAAATAAAACTCACAAGAATCATCGCCTCTGAGATCCTTGCGCTCATATCTATTTGTCTCTCCATTGAGTGTCATGAAGAATTCATCTCCACGTGACACCCCTTGCTTATCCATCAGGTAATGTTTATTAAACAACCCCCACTCTGGACTAACGATGAGAATCAAACAATTGGAGTTCTTCTTTCCACCAACTTCCAAAACAACCTTGAGCAAATTCTGTTTAGCTACGCGAGCAATATCCTCAGAATGCACACCAACTGTCTGCAAATCTACCCTTGAAATGTCAGCGGAAGCTTTTGACCATTCACGGGCTTTTTCTTGAGGAAAATTCATCTCTTTGCGATAATTCACGACTTGCATGGAAGCAGGATCAACCTCAGATGCATAAATCGGAGGAGCTAACATAGTCTCATCTTTCTTATACATCTTGTAGATTCCCAACGCTGCCGTAGCTGCCAAAATATGCTTATAATAATCCTTAAGAAATCTCTTGATTCTAACCATCAACTTCTTTGCCTGGAATATATAATACGTTCTGACCAGTCCCCGTACATGTTTGAGCTGTTCCATAGAAAACTGCGCAAAGGAAGACATTATAGCCACATCTTCTACTCGCACTCTACATCTATGAACCATTCTCTCCCACTCAAAAGCAAAATATTGCGCCACGATGGTTCCTACAAAGGTTGAGTACAACATCATAGCACCCAACAAAAATAGAAAGACGGCTAGCTGCAACCAATTGGCGTAGCGCGTAACTAGAGCAATAGTGAAGACAGCTACGGACCATCTCATGTAGTCCATGTGTGTCTCAAACACTGCCATAGTGAAAGGATGCTCACCTACGTCAAAATACTTGAACCGATTACTAGCTGGTAGAGAGCAATCTCCTGTAATGAATCTAAAAGCTCCATCATGCGGGGATTGATCATCCCATGGACACGACTCTTCCCTCACAGGGAAAATATGTGCCTTAATGGGAATACCACACGAACATTTTTCTGAACCTTCATGAAAGTCGTTGAAACTCTTGAGATTGAATTCGCGATCTTTATCAACTATTCGCTGAAAATACATCAAAAATTCGGGCCAGCCAAAACGCGTCTGCGACTCCGTGAACGTGACAAAGTTGTCTGCACAGTTCACCTCATAACGAGTAAATCTCCAAGCTGCGTTGCGTTGGGGCTGTGATAAAGCAGCCATCTTAGCATACTTCATCGGAGCACCTTTCGCATCTACAACTGATACGTCAACAATTACTCCTCCTTCCAAACGCCTTTGCAATTTTTCAGTCTCTCCACCAAAACGCAAATTACGGTGATTCAAAGTCACGAAGAAATATTTCACTTCAGAAAATACTTTTCCTTTGTCTTCAACGGAAGCCTGCCTAAACGTTAATGGATAAACATCACAAATACGTTGAATAGTGATCTCAAAGGGCTCCATGTCGTTCTTTTGGTCCTCAGTATACAATGCTGGAAAATCGTTACACACGATAAATCTAGTATCAGCACTGGCACCAGCGGCGGGAAATTTATCTCTCGTCAAATTCAGAATATCACCAGGTCTTCGCGGAACGTTATCTCTCACTGCAGTATGATCTATCAACATCTTCACAACAGTGGTCTTTCCTCCCCCAGGACCTCCTAACAATATCACTACTGACGGAGGCATTCTTGGCTTTTGGTTCTTCATAAAACTATCCTGACTACGAATATATTGGTTGAGATCATTAAGATACTTCACCACCTGCGGCGAATTGTCTCTTTTGATATCAACCAACTTACGACGTGAAATCAGCTCCCTAGCTCTGGCAATGTTGCTAATGATCTCTTCCTCAGATTTAAGAGTTGAGCAGTCATACAACAATTCTTCAGCATCAGTGAGAAAAGCGGCGTCTCTCGGCATGTCAAAAAATGCCATAAAGTCACGATGTTCAACGATTCTCATCAATCCATCGTAGAAGCCCTTGAGACCCATAGTCACCAACGTAGCCATCTCACCTGTTTCACTAAATGTATCCCAAGCTATGTTCTTCACCACATAGGCGATGGGTCTCATGGATTGAAACCACTGTGAACCACATATGAGCATGATCAACGACATGACCCTCACAAATGTGGGAGATTTCTTCAATCTCACTGGCAACCATTGATAGATGAAATCATATCGAATACTCTTATCTCTGCTATCTGGCTCATCTTCATGTTCCAACATGATCACATCCGTTTGAACCATTGACCCCTGAGGAGGACTGAATTTAATAGCATACAAGAAAAACTCAGACATCATCTCTTCCAACGAATCGGTATTGATAATATTGAGCAAATTCTGAATACGTTCAGCCCTCATCGTAAACGATAAGGTCATCCCCATCCAATCTTTATTGACTGCTTTCCGCACCAAATCAGCGACAAATGCGATCTCTTCAGCTGACTTGACAACTGTATAATCAACACCTCCACTAATCGGAGCATCTGCTAACAACGCGGCGTTGTTCCATATATAATGTATAGGAACTCTCAAATACCAGGGTAGAGAAGCCAAAATCAAATGCATTGTAGCAGGCAAGAGCACAGCCCACAAACCAAGGTGCAACCTACCGAGTGATTCCATCAGTATAATATGGTGCACTCCATAAAGCTCATTCAAGATTTCTTCACAAATGATGTAAAACAAACCTGCAACATTAAACTCCGGATAAGCGGCGTGGAAATGAGTCCACATAGAAATAAATGATAACACAGTGATGTGGTACATTAAATCAGTGAAGTCTCCAAAGTAGCAAAACAGGAGCAATGAAATAAGAATTTCATGAGTATGGATGGCATGGTAAACTCCCGCCGAAATTCGACTCACCAATATAGGTGAGAAGAAAGCAACGCAAATCTCACGGGCTTCTTGATCGAAAATTCCTTTCATAGAAACATTCCGAAAGCGATAATTATCGCGACGAAGCAGCGCTAAAGTGCGTCTAGCGGTTTTAGGATCACAATACACCGGAAATGGCAATCGAACACCATCAATATAGGTAGTACCTTTCGCACGCAACTCCTTGCGTTGGCGAAAAATAAAATCATTGATGATTCCAATATTCATAACACGTTGATGATCCAGGACATTGAACTCGGCAGTCTCTTCGCGATTGCGACGGCGAAAAGTCTTGCCACACACCAAATCTATAGTAGGACCAATGAACAGCATAGCTGCCGCGGTCAAACAAATGGCGGGATCAATTACATAAACATACAAATTGATGATCAAATATTGGGGCAAATCACGTTGCAAAAATCTCTCAATGCAAAAAGCTACGATAGCCCACAACGCATCAAATATTCTGATACGCACCCACAAAGGGGAATATATAATCATCCACAACAAACTAGAATACAACAAAGGAATGATCGATCCGATAAACATCGAATCAAACTTCAACATTCCACACATCCAAGCTTCACTCTTATAAAAAGGGTTAAAAGCGAACACGCCAAGCCACATCATCAAATTAGCGAACAAATCTATGAGCGCTATTCGACGTGGCACACCAAAACAACAACATGCACAAACTGCAACTACTATTATATTACAAAATAATATGAGAAATGGAAAAAGAAAAATGGGATCCATAGGATACCCGTCTACGCCTACAAAATGGAAATCAGGTTCCAAATCTTTTGAGAAATGGAAAGGATCCAAAGGGAGGGTGGTGTTTTCGTATAACATCTTTGAGCCGAAAACGGTGGCTTCATCGACGGTTGAGTATTCGTTACTCAACAACACGGTGTTTCCTACTACTTGCTTCAGAAACGAATCGTTTGCGTTGTTACTGGGTCTTGACATTTTGGGTAAAATTCTTGATTGTATTTAATTTACTGGCTGTCATAATAGGGAAATAAAAACCTAAATATGATCATAATGGGGTATTTTCTGAAAATACTAAAAGGTTGAACGTGGCTTTGTATCTTGTTCAAATAGATATGTTTCGTATTAGGATACTCATGTCGAAACTTGACATGGTAAACGAGTAATTCTTTCATTTATATTACTCTAAAAATAAATCTAGTTACTTAAGCTTCACTAGAAAAATTAAAAATTTAATCTGAGTCTTAACCATAAGATTTATTCTTTACTCTCGCACTCTTATACGCGAGAACACCTTATACATTGGTAAAAATGTATGGTAGTTATTTACCTTAAATAACAAAAAAGATATGTTTAGGTCTAGAACATATAACCGAAGGTAGCAGAATAGCACTTAAACGAACTAAACTGTTCCAAAATTGCTTACACATAGACAAAATAGTCATGTATCGATATAAAATAATATTACACTCTTAAAGCGAGTTGTAATATTTATATCAAAGGCATTGAATTGCAAATTCAATGCTAAAACCGGGGATTTC